TTTCATTTCGGAAGGGACATTTTTTCAAGGCAAGCAAGGCCACCAGCAGATCAGCTTTGCCCGGTATCACTTCACAGCTTTATACCAGGCCTGCCAGCGATACTTATCAAGGCGCAGCTGGCGCAGGCATCCCGCGGTTTCGATATCAGCCTGCAGATCGTCATCGCTATTGGTGCCAGCGTTACTTCCCCTGCACGGTTCCTGCATCAAATCCGCTGATGGAGTTGGCAGCGTCGATTGCACGCTGCCGCAGCTGCACAGCAGCATCGTCAAACTGGCACACAGTACGATCCGGAGACTGAACATATTTCATCACGTCGCGGTAGATGGTTCGGTAAATCACTTTGCCCTCGGCCGTGGCCGCAGCGGCTTTCTCTTCTACCGGCTGAAGGGTCTTTTCGGCTTGTTCCTTCTTCTTCGCAGCCAGCGCGTTGATATGGTCAGCGTGCGCACTCCAGCCAGAACGCCAGGCGATCGCCCCGGTGACCGAAACAGCGACCACCAGCGCCAGCAGAACGTAACGCAGCTTCATGACAGGGCCGCCTGCGCGCGGTTGTAACGCACCTTGCGGTCAGCCAGGCCATTCTGACCACCGTTAATGATCTGCGTGACGCGGACGATATCGCCCGAATACAGCAGACAACCGCGTAGCGCGAAGAACCAGGCCGCCGAGCGGGCAGCGTGTCGTTCCTGCACCAGCAGCTCCGGCGTGCTCACCAGGTCCAGTTTCAGTGCGGTACCGCATTTGGTGTAATTCTCACGCCCGGTGATCTGCAGCAAGCCACGGCCGCGATATTTCCAGCCATCACCCTCAGCGGCGTTGCCCATTCGGCCACCGTATACCAGGTTGGCGATCTGTGGCTGGTGGGCGGTCTGCTGACCATCAACGCGGCCCAGCATCTCGCACTGGTAAGCCGTCAGGCGCTTACCGAAGGTTTTCTTCAAACCGTGGACGGAGTAGTTGAAGTTTTCCACCAGCGAAGTAAAACCAGCTGATTCGTGGCCCAGCTGTGCGATGAACATGGCCTGATCGTTAACTGCGGTGATGCCGAACTCTTTCATTGCCGCGACGATATGCGGATACCAGCGCGCAGCTAACCCGGCGCTGATACCAGCCGCCTTCTGAAATTGTGTTTGGTTCATTATTGCCTCAGATGATCAACCAAGCGCGCAACGTTGCCTCTGACGGCCACCAGCACGGATAGGAATATGACGTTGGCGCCAATGGTGGCCCACGATGAATGAGGATATATGCCGCACAGATAGGCTAACGGCACCGCGCTGTACGTGACTGTAATCAACCACGCCAGGCGGGAAACCCACGGGCGATGACGGGAATCACCACGACGGTAAAACATCAGGGTGATCACTACCCCGGCGCAGAGCAGCGCGTTGATAGTTGCTGTCGGGTCATTTAGTACCACCAGAACCTCCCCGGCGCGTTATCAGCGCCACCAGCGAGCCGACATCCTGGTTATTCAGGAACGTCAGGATTTTGACGGCTAAAGCAGAAACAATAACGGCACCAATGGCGTCCAGAGGTTTATCGCTGTAGCCGGTCAGGTTAGCCAGCTTCGACCCGACCAAGCCAGAGCACAGAATGCCAGCGATATAGGACACGATAAAATAAGCAAGTCGGCGTGCCGCGCCCAGGTCAGCGGCTGTGGCGATGTAGAATACAGCCCCTGCAAACGCGCCAAACACCACACCGTAATCTGTCCCGGTCAGCAGTCCATAGACACTGGCACCCGTAAGGGCACCACCGGTCAGCCCAGTGCCGGAAATCGGATCGGACATTTAGCCCCCTCTTATTGCCGTGAGTCCTCTCAGTAGATGAGGGGAAATAAAAAGGCCTCTAAAGAAGAGGCCTTATGATACGAGTAGATAATTTATTTTTTATCTGACATTCCAAACAGTTTCATCCAACTCAATGATGATGCTGTCACCTTCAATCTCAAAATCCATAGTCCCATCGACAGTACTGGTGTCATTCATATCTGCGCACCCTGCGTAATAATTTATTTGAGCTTTATATTCAAAAAATCCTTCAGCTATCGATGTGATCTCAAAGGACCCATCAATGACCGAGTATCGCGCATCACCACCAAAATCCGTGAGGAGATACTCATCAAACTTATCCGCGTTAGATTCGATAATGTCTTTTAAAGCATTTAAATCTGATGGGCTTTTACCATTAAGAGGTAATTCGTAACTTTTAATATGCTGCATGTATCCACCTGTCTGCTTGAGTGTGGATTTAGCATATTTCTAAAACAGTTATGTCAAAAACGTTTTTTCCCAGAAATAAAAAACCCGCTCGGTGGCGGGTTTCTTAACTCTGAACATACAATGCCCATCGTTAACGTCAAATTTACACAAAAACGGCAACATTGCAAGTAACGTGACGCTAAATAGTGAGATTTATATAGGATTATGTGCTCTTGTTACTTTCTTCAGTTCAGCATCAGCATTGCTTTCTTCCTGAAAACATTTCGTCACCAGGCTTTCATAGAACGGCTTCCAGCTATAGCGCCAGGTGCGATCGGGAAGGCTGTCCAGCTCCGCCAGAACGCCGCGGTACGCCACTGAGGATTTAGGTCTGCTGTACCCTCTTCCCTCGCACCGTTTGCACTCCTTATAAACGGGTACGCCCTGAAAATCAGTTTCTTTACGGTCGAGGGTTTTCCCCGTTCCGCCACACTGGCAGCGCTTACTCAGTTGGCCCGTGCCGTTACACTTGCTGCACAGTTGGTGGTCCACATCCTTAACCTGACGAGAGACCTTAAAGTCAGATGGAGACTGGCCCAGATCCTTAGCAAACTGAGGCAGGCGCATGGTGTAATGGCTTTTGGTAATCACGCTGGTTTTGGTGATGATGCCTTTGCCCTGGCATTTTGGACAATCGACACTGTCAGCAGCTGATGAAGCGTAGTCTTTGAAGGCGAAGCGGGCGAGGATGCGCATGCACAGCGGGAACTTTTTACCCGCAGCTTTACGCACCGCCATCGGCGCATGCTGTTTGGCGTACTCGGTCAGCCAGGATATTGCGGCTTCTTTATCCTGTGGGCTGATGCCTGCCTTACCCAGATACATGGCCAGGCCGATCCCGGCATCTGCCTGAGTCATGCCCAGCGCCGCCATAATGTCGGTTACGGTTAACTGATCGCCCGCTGTTGCGCGGACGCTGTCCGAAATGTGCATACCTTTCGGTGCAAAAAATTTTAAAACTCCATCCAGATTCATCGCGTTCTCCACTCCGTCTACGCCAGTACGCCGATAGCCAGCGCCCGGTCTAATGTTTTCAGCAGCAGCTCCGGCTGCGTGCCGTATTTCGCTTCAAATGCCACGGCGTCAGCGTGTAATTCATCGTGGTGCGCTCTGCACAGCGGGATCACGAACAAATCATGCGCTTTGGTACCCATCCCACCCATGCCGTGGCCGATCAGGTGGTGGGGGTCGTCTGCTGGTTTCTGGCAACATGCACACGGCTGCGCCTTTACCCAGCGGGTGTACTTCTCGTTCTGCCAGCGTCGGCGCTTCGGCCTCAGCATGTAGGATTCCGGCGTCTCTGGATCCACCTGCAGTGCCAGCACCTTTTCAACGGCCTCCTCCACCATGCTGGTGGGCGGTACCGACGGCACAATGTCGGCCTCACGCGTCACCGACTGGAATTTCTCAGCCGGGATACGCAGGACCTTGCGTGCTACCGCCTGCGGGATGACGTGGGCCAGCTTATTGATCGTCAGCCACCAGCAAAGTTCTGGAAGAGTCACCTGATGGGCATCATCGAAACCCAGACCGGCGCGCACAACCGACAATACCCAGGCTACCAGGTTCTTTCGTGCAATGCCCGACAGTTCGGCAGTAAATTGCTCTCGCACCCGGATATCACAGGCCCAGCACAACCGCAGCGAGCCGGGTGCATGCCGCATGGTGACCATTTCGTGATGGTGATAGTCGCTGTGGCGGTATTGGCAGCCAGATTCACGCATCAGCCAGGCCTCAAGGCATGACAGGCCACCAGCCCGCTGAATGACATCGACATGCTCAAAGACAGGCACCATTAATGGGTCCTCTGCCAGCGGCTGGCCTGCCGCTGGAAGTTCGCCGGTTGGCAGGTTGGCCAGGCGCTCCGGCTCGTTCTCCAGCAGAATGCGCCCGCGATGGAAATGTGGCATGAGTTCAGGACCAGGCCGGAAAGCCACGATCCCGAACTCTTTTACGACGACAGGGGTTAATAACGCTCTCACAGACACCTCAATGCACAGTTTCGAGCAGGCGCAACAGCTCCTGAAATTTTGACTCGAAGAAATGCGGCTGCGTTTCACGTGGGTTCGCCGGGCTGGTGATGTTCTTCCCGTACATGCATCCTTTCGCTGTCATCGCCCAGAAGCGCTTAACACCATTTACACCCGAACGGCTGCGGCGCTCCTTATGCTCTACGATCCCCAGTTTGGCCAGCTGCTGGTAAGCCAGCGTAGCCGACATTCGGATGCCGTTTGCTTTGAGCAGAGCGCTCAGCGACTGCGTGGGGCGACTGGAGCCATCAGGCGCACCGGCTGGCGCGTCAATGGCGTACTGCGGGGCAAGGTTCGGCAGACCAACAGCATCCTGCAGCTTCTGGCATGCACCGAGAACGGAGGAATTGGAGAGGTTAAGGGAACGCTGCATAAAATCGAGCAGGATGACGCCTGCCTGCATCTTATCTGCCGCCTGGCTCTGAAGAGTGGCGGGCTGATTTACAACTGCATCAAACGTCCGAATCACCCTCAGGCTGAACTGTGGGCTGATCCACATCGCGTAGGAGTAGACCAGCTCTTTACAGACGTAGCTGCCCTGCTCTTTGCCGCCGCGGATAACGCTGACCGGGTCCGGCGTTTCCGAGTTGCTAATTTGCAACTCGCTTATTAATTGTTCGGTTTGCTCGTTGCGAAGCCAGAACGCTGGCTTGTGCTTATCCTGAGCACCAGCAGCACGATGAAGATCGTTAAGGCAGTAACGCCCAAAAATATCACGGCGTACGGAAACGCCGTCAATTACGAGTAATTGACTCATTTTGTTCTCCACTGATTGTATTGCGAGGGGCCTGCACGCCCGCTTCGCTTGCACTTTTTGACATTACTGCTGATTTGCATAATTTTCAACACCCCCACTGTCTATGCATACAGGCCGATCGTTATCTCAACCTTGCCTTTGGGCGTTACCGGCCCCCATTCCACCAGCATTCGCTTAATCTGACTGTCGTCCTCCCAGATGCCTGCGTGGGTCAGCGCATCGAACAGCGCTTTGTTGTAGTTGTCGATGTCGCGGCGCCGCGCGTCCGGTGGGAAAAGAATGATCTCCACCGCCGCTGGCGCGCTGCTGGGCTTCGGTAATCTGCGCAGTTGCTCAATGATCGCAGCGCAAGCATCGCTCTGGTACGCACGCCCTTTGGCGCTGATGAGGTGGCGACCGGCCAGTGGCCCCTTATTCGGGGCGCGCCAGTAGGTGTTTACGCTCGGAGGGAACGGCAGCACCAGTTTCATTTGCCCTCCGGGTTCGGCTGTGATGGCTGGCTGTTGATTTTTATGCCGCGATGCGCGCCCGGGACTATCGTTATTGCCTCTTTGCGCTGCAACGCACGCAACTGCAGGGCGGCTGCATTCGGCGACACCACTCCCATCAGGCGGGACAGCTCTGAAATAGTCGGCGGATAACCGTGCTCGCTCTGGTATTTCACCAGCAGATCGAAAACCTCCTGCTGGCGCACCGTTAATGATTTATTGACCACTGCTACCCCCTACAGAACCGCAACGATATCGCTGACGGTTTCGCGTGTACTGGATTTACTGGATATCGCGCGCCGGGCGCGGACGTAGTTGAGTTCAAAGCCGTGTTGCTGATACAGCTCAATGATGCGTGGCGCTGATGAGTTGCTGATCACCACTCTGGCACCCCGCTGGTGGGCGGCAACACAGCACTCCGCCAGGGCGATCTGGTCGTCCCAGCTAAAACCGCCTGGCGCATAACTGGTGAACCCGCTGGTACCCGGCAGCGGCTCATACGGTGGATCGCAGTAAACGACATCGCCCTCGCCAGCCAGAGAAAGCGTGCGGCGGAACCCGGCATTCATGAACACGCAGTTGCGCGCCAGTGCAGTGAACGCCTCGATCTCTTTTTCAGGAAAATATGGATTGGGGTATTTGCCCCAGCCAACGTTGAACTTTCCGGCGAGGTTGTAACGGATCAGCCCGTTGAAGCAGTGCCGGTTCAGGTACAGGAAAGCAGCGGCGCGTTCCGGCCCGGCCAGCAGCTGCCCGTTGAAATCATCGGCGACTTCGGCATACCCGGCGGCGCTGTTCCTGGTGCTGAACAACTGACGGGCATGACGAATTACGACATCCGGCACTACAGCCAGCATCTGGTAAAGGTGGATCAGGTCCGCGTTAACATCTGCAAGCAGGAAAGAGTCGTGCTTACGGGAGTTGATGAACACCGAGCCACCACCAACAAACGGCTCAATCAGGCGCTGCCCTTCGGGGATCAGGCGGTCGATATCAGGCAGCTGGTGGTATTTGCCACCAGCCCACTTGAGGAACGGGCGCTGCCAGGTTCGCGGTGACGGAGATTCAGCTGGCAGTGTGGCTGCAATACCGTCACAAACAGATCCGCATCTCATCCGTTCACCACCCGGAAGCCTTTGGCTCCCTGCGAATAATCGGTGCCGACATAGCTGGATTTAAAAAGCGGATCCTCTTTGATGCCAGAACTTGCTGGAGTCATCCAGTCGTCTTCGTAGTGCCTGTCAGGGCCGAAGAAGGTTTTGGCCTGTTTGACGAACTCGGTACCGGTCTTGCCTGTTTGAGCAACAAACCCGGCATAACGCTTAACGCCTTCCAGCATGACGAGAGGCGAAACGCCTTCACGAACGCGGGCATTCCAGGCTTTCAACGCAGCGCTTTTCGAGTTACCACCTGCCCGCTTCGGATATAACCCCCAGGCCAGATCAAATAAGTTTTCATTGACTGGTTCATTGACTGGTTCAGAGAACTGACTGGTTCCGGGTGCAGCTCCTGCACCACTAACCGGTGCAGCAGATTCACCACCTGGTGCAGGAGATTCACCACCCGGCGCAGGACGTGCACCAGAGGGTGCAGCATTTGCACCACTGGGAAGGTTGAGTTTATAAACGTTGGTACGGTTCAGACCTGTGGCCGCCTTACGGACTTCAACCGATACCAGACCATCCTCAACCAGCTGTTTGATATGGTTTTGCACAGAGCGCTCAGATATCTCGCACTGCTCTGCGATATAGGGAACGGAGGGCCAACATTCGCCCTGATCACTGGCGTTATCGGCTAGTTTGATCAGCACGAGCTTGCGCAGCGGGTTACCCACTTTTGCTTTCATGGCTCTGACCATTAATTCCATGCTCATCTGGACCTACCTTAATCCTGCTAAATTTTTCCCTGAACCGCTCAAGAGGCTGCATGCATTCATGCTCGTAGCCTTTTCGCAGGAAGATAACTTGCCGCCGTTCGCGGTCGTATCCGATGACATTGACTTCGACTCCTCGGTAGTCTCGGTAACGCCGATCAAGAGGTTCCATGCTTTGCGCCCCTGGTCATTCATTGCTGCAAATGTCCCTACCACGTCACTCGGTGACTGGTAGTTGTGGGTACCGTCGGCTGTTTGTATTCTTTCCACATAGCCGAACGGGGCATTTCGCCCTACCAGCGGCGGGCAACGGAATTGCTTAGCTGGTCTGAATCGGTTTAAACTGTTCATGCGTTAGTTTCTCCACTGATACGACACGCCACGGCGCCCGGAGCTGCACACTCGCGGGCGTCATTTCTTTTGGCTTTTCTTACGGCTGAACAATGCGACGATTGCGCGAATTTCTTCTTCACGCGCAGCCAGATGGCGTCGGTGATGTTCGTGAATTTCTTCTGCTTCATGTGCTTCGATTACCCCATCTTCCAAAGCAGCCTGGATAATTTGATCTACGCGCCCGCGCGCAGCTGCCGTACGCATGGCTCGAGTAAAAAGGTCCACACGGTCGAGATCATCAAGCTGAGGCACATCCACCAGCAGCGCGCCTCGGCGTTGAGCGAAGTAATCGGCCAAAAATGAGGTGTTCGAAATATCCTCCATAGCCTCCAGCTCGTTTACTTCAAAGAAGCGGCAGCCGTTCTTCTCGTACAGGTTGTTATTGAACTGAGACAGCTTCATACCCAGAGCGCCAGCCATCGCTTCACGCCCGCCTGGATAGGCTTTGCACATCGACTTAACTACATCTTTCAAGCTTTGCTCTACCATGTTGTTTTTCCTTTGGTAGTAATCAGACTGCTGTGTTTGCATTACGATCACCCTTGCCTGCTACGTCATCAGATGCTT